ATAAGTCTGTGCTGTGTCTGTTTTAGCTGTGTCAGCATCATAGGCTTGTACTGACACACCAATGTCAGAAGACTTCAAACCAGTCAATTCTACGACAGAACCACCAGAGTCTTTCGTGTATAGTTTCTTATCAGTCACATTGACTGCTAATTCACCTTGAGTGAGTGAACCTGCTGAAGGTACTGCAGAAGCAGTAGAGCTATTCTTAGTTACGATTGTGGTTGGCATTAATAAGTTCCTCCGTCAAGTGTTCCTGTAATCTTGCTTCCTGCAAGAGATGTTATCCAAGTTGGGTTTGCATATGAGCCAGCTAAGGCTACATAAGTTGATGCTGCTGTAGAGCTAGTTAAATAGCTAGACAAGTCTAAAGTAGACCATGCTGTGGCATAATCGGTGTTAGATGATTTAACTAGGTACTGACCTGTAGTACCACCAGCAGGGACACCAACACCGTCAGCACCCGCTGGTCCAGTTGCACCAGTAGCACCTGTAGGACCTTGAGGACCTGTAGCCCCTGTAGGACCAGTTTCACCCTGAATGCCTTGGATACCCTGTGGTCCTTGTGGACCTGTTGCACCCGTCGGTCCTGTTGCTCCTGTTGGACCAGTATCGCCTGTATCACCTTTGTCGCCTTTAGGACCAGTAGCACCCGTTGCACCTGTAGCACCAGTCGCTCCTGTAGCACCTGTATTGCCACGAGGAATACCAAGACTAACAATTAAGTCATTGGAATCATAATCAACTGTTGCGTCTGAGCCAGCAGACAATGTAGTAACTTGGAATGTTACTTCATCGCCAAAAGTTAGAGTTGCATCTCTAGCAGCTTCGGCAGCAGCCTGTGCAGTCTCTGCATTGGCTTCAGCAGTCTCTGCCGCTGTTTTGGCTGCTTGTGCATTAGTATTCGCTGTAGATGCTGTAGAAGCAGAACTAGAAGCATTACTTGCAGAAGTGCTTGCAGCACTAGCTGAACTAGCCGCTGCTGTGGCACTGTTGGATGCTTGGTTCTTAAAACCTTCGGCTTGCTGTGCAAATTCTTGTGCTATAACAGCTTGGTTATTAGCATCATTAGTAGCATCACCAGCACCGCCAGGACCACGATATGTTGACATACTTTAATAGCTCCTTGTCTTATTAAAGAACTCTTTAACAAAGCCCTTTAAAAAGACCCCTGCCGAAGCAGGGAATCTTAATGCTTAATATTAAGCGTTTACAGCCAATACGAAACCAGCTTCTGGGCGTACTGTCTTCACACCGAACAATGTGTCGGCAGTGTAGAGAGTAGACAAGTATTCTTGTTTGTATTGAGTTTGTGAACGAACACCAACTTGCTCAGCAAGAACCATTGTGTCTGTATGGAACAACAATGCACCTTTAACTGCATCACCAGCTGAGTTTTCAGCAGCTGTTTCCAATGTTGGGCAGTTGCTTGATACATAGATGTCAATACCGTACAACTTACCGATTTGACCGTTCTGTACACCACGACCGTCAACGAAGTCAGAGCTGTTGTAGCGGTCAACACCCATGATTGCATTACGCAATGATGGTGGGATTGCAAACTTACGACCGTCCATTGGTACATCAGCATCGTCCATCAACTGAATCAACTTACGGAAGCCAGCGTCAGTGAATACATCAGATGTAGTTACTGTGTCAACTGCATAAGCTGTCAAACCAGTAGAAGCGTCAATGAAATAGCTGTTTGAGTGAACCCAGCTAGAAGTACCGTCACCGAAAGTCTTGCCCAAAGCCATCAACTCGTCGTCAACTTGCTTAGCCAATGCATAGCCAGCGTCTTCTGTGTAGAAAGAACGCAAGCTAGACAATGCTTGAACTTCAGCGATGTCTTCAATGAAGCGTGAGTACTCATAGTGCTTGTTAATCAAAACTTGTACTTCTGACTCAGCATCAGCTTGTACAGTAACTTGTGTGTTAGCAGCTTTAGCAGTTGCAGAACCACGAGTTGGTTTTGGAATGTGCAATGTGTCGCCCTTCTTACCACGGAAAGACATCTTGCGAACTAGGTTTGCCAACACCAAGTTTTTCTTGTATGCAGCAATAACCTCATCACTCCAAATCTCAGGAATGAAGTTACCAGCGTTTGACTTGTTTACGATTGAACCTGAGTCACCAGGATATGCTACTTTTGATAATGCCATGATTTAATTTCCTTAATAGTTAAATGCTAAAATTACTTGACTCTCCCCTCAGCGTATGCAGCCATAATCTCATCGGACATAGCGTCATATCTTGCAGGGTCAGTCATCTTCAATTTAATTAGGTCGGCTCTCCGATATACTTTTCGGCTAGACTCTCCAGTACCGCCCACATCAACAGTAGCAGCTTTCATTGCTTGTTCTTGAGCTTTGCTTTCTACAGCTTGCGTGGCTTGAGTTTGTTGTGCTTGTTTGATTTGTTTAATCTCCTTGTAGGTAGATAACAATTCATCAGCACTGTCAAAATCGTACTCAGCATCTGCTTTGGCAAACAAGTTCAAACGAATTGCTGAAGATTTAACCCAATCTTGGAAACCAGCATCTTGTGCAATGGTTGCAAAATCAGGATGTTTAGCAGCCAATTGTTGGGCTGTTTTCATCTTCTTCAATTCTAATGCAGCTTGTTTAGCTTCAAGTACAGCAGGATGTTTCTCTACTGTTCTTGCGACTGCCTGTTTAGGGTCTGCAAAAAAATCTTCTTCAAGCGATTCTTCAATCGGCTGTTGCTGAACTTTCTTGTTGGCTTCAAGTTGTTGTTTTAACAGTTGGTCTGCAAGGCTTCGTACTTCATGCACCTCGTTTGCTTGACGACCAATTAGCTTTTCAGCTTCTTGATGCATCTTAGCAATCTCAGCAGCTGTCTTACCTTTGTACTTCTCAGGTAATTCTTCTTCTACTGGTGCTGGTGTTGCTTCTACTTGGGGTTGTTCTACTGCTGTAGAATCCTCTTGAGGAGTAATTTCTTGTACTACTTCTTGCTCGTTACCGTCAAACAGTTCGTCCTGTTCAATAAAGTTTGCTGCCATTTAAAGTCTCTCCTGTCACCGAATCAAGTGATTTTAGGATTTATGTTCTAAGGCTTTACCTGCGGTAAAGGTATCTTAGGCTAGGTTTTGTTTGCGTTCCTGCTTGGCTTTATCTTCATGTCTTTTAGCCCACCTATCGTATGCAGAGACATACACAGGGTCTGTCCCATCAAGCTCTACTCTAGGTGCGGAGATAATCCGACTAGCATCAGTACCACAAACGCTACAAGGCACAATAGTCGTCTCATAACCGACATAGTGCTCTGTAATATGTCCTGCTGGACACATATGCTCATACATCCTACGCACTGCTGTCTCCCGACATGAGTTGTTCATAGGATTGTTCTGACACACTCTTGAGGCTTAACATCCACTGTAGGATGTCTAATTGTCCTCTTTTGAGGTGTAAATCAGCTTCATTCTGAATTGGGAGAACTTGATTGAGTGCATCAAACATCTTCTGTGCATCTTCCATCAAATCCTGCCAACCAGGTGTAGAAAACATGGAAAACCTGTTTTCATAGTACTTTTGTAATTCTTTGTCTATCATTCTTTGTCCTTTTTGGGAGAATGGGTTAAATGTGTTGTGAATATACCACAGTTTTACTTAACTTACAAGAATTAAATAAAAATATTTCTTGTAATTTGTCAAGAGTTGTGGTATAATAAGATTTTAAGGAGAAAGTATGGGATTCAAACCTCGTTTAACTACTAAAGACCACCAACTGATTGAAGAGATGGCTCTTCGTGGAGAAAAACTAGAAGTCATTGCAAACTCTCTCAGTGTTCCTGTCACTAGACAACGCATTAAACAGATTACATCTAAACTTGGTATAGATTCTTTTGGAATCCGCAGAGTTCAAAAAGAATCAGAGCTACATGACAAGATGTTTAAAAAATGGGGTGCAAACTGGAAAGATAAAACAACCCGTAAAAACTATATATACCAAGAAATGCGTGCTAAATTCAGAGCTAAGAAAGCTAATGCTGTGCGTACAGGCATTGAGTTTAGTATTAACTTCGGTGAGTTAGAATTTCCTACTCATTGTCCTGTTTTAGGCATAGAACTAGACTATTTTGCAAACGGAAGAGCCGAAAACGCTGTTTCTTTTGACCGTTTAGACTCTTCCAAAGGCTACATACCTGGTAATGTTGCTATCATTTCTTGGCGTGCCAACCGTATTAAAAACAATGGCACTGCCGAAGAACATCAAAAGATAGCAGATTTTATGAGGTCTGCTGTTTAGCCATCTGCATCTCAACAATCTTGCCTTTGTTATTGATGTCTTTCTCTTTCAGCATCAATTCAGCAATCTTGGCTCTTTTTTCAAACTCATTGTCTTGGTTTTGACCATCAATGTTGGTTGAAAGTGAGCTGATAACCTTGGCTTTTAGCTCTTCAGGCAACAATTGAGTCTCTACAGTGGTCTTTTGAGCCTCTGCTTGGTCTCTCATAGCACGAGCCTGTAGTGATTGAGTCTGTGCTTGAGCCTGTTCCATCTGCATTTGAGCTGCTTGAGCTTGCATTTGCTGTGCTTCAGGGTTAGGTTGCATCATTTGCTCTAGTGTAGTCATCAATTCAGCACGATTCGCCAAACTAGAGTTACCGATGATACCCTTCAACAACACTGGCAATACAGGTGTATCAGGTCCTAAAGTCTGTAACAAGCCAATCATCTGTGATTGTTCGTATTCACGAGCCATAATACCCAATGAACCAGTCGGTAAGAACTTGAAGTCAGCAGAAGGATAACGCTCAGGGTCAAACTGCATATAACGGAAAGCAGTCTTCTTGACCAAAGGAATCATGAAGTCTTCTTGGAAGTTTGTCAAAGTACGCTTGTACTTCTTGATGATGCCAGCAACAGCCATAGACATACCAGCTGCAGAAGCATCACGAGAAGCTTGAGACACAACACCTTGACTGTCTAAAGTACCCGTGGCTTGTAACAACATTCTTTCAAACTCTTTCGCTGCAAGAGCATTGTTCTGACTGGTTTCACCAAACTTGAATGGGAATAGAATCTCTGAAGGAGAACCGTTGGTAAGAATAGCCTTACCTGGTTTTACTTCAAAGCGAGAACCACGAGGTAGACGAGTAGCATCCATCGCAATCATCGGTGCTGTAGTCAATGCCAAGCTGTCTAAGTGACTGCGTAGCTGTGCATCAATAGCCTTTTGCATATTGTATGCTTTTTCTACTGTACCACGCCCCCAGAAACGATTAGGAACTGTGTCATCCTGATAGGCTACGACAGGACGGTCTTCCATCATGTAGGGGTTCTTTTCAGCTTTGAGTAACAAACCATCATTCGCAATCACGACAATGGCTTCTACCAAGTCTGAATAGCTATCAGCGGTAGAATCTTCAGGAAACAAGTCAACAACCTCTTCACCTTCGTTCTCTAACTGCTCTAGGTACTCACGAGGAACAAGACCATAGTAAGTCAATAGTTTAACTTTGTCGTCTTGGTACTGAGTAATTTCTTGGGTTGGCTCTAGGTCATCATCCACGCCATAAGGACCGATGTCTACCTTGCGATAGATACCCTTCTCCATGCCTTCAACAATCTTGTGAATAGACACAAACTTCTCAATCGCAACACCCATCGCATCATCCACTGATGTGGCATTAGGGTCAATCAAGAAGTTCTTAGGGTTGACAGGGACATACTTCACACAGAAGTAGTCTTTTTCTTGTACACCGTAGGCAGCTTGGTTAGAGCCAGGAATAGGCATTGTTGTAGGAATCAACTCTTTTTCTTGTTTGACTACTAACTCACAGATACCTGTACCGTAAATCTCAGCCATCAATTCAACTTGGTCAACAGCTTTCTTAATCTTACCTTTGTTGCTCATGTCTTCTTGTAACTTGAGCTTCATGTCTTCAACATCTAAAGGATTACCGTTGTAATCAGCGATGTCATCTTTGATGTCAAAGTATTCACCGTTACCGAAGATGGCTTCAACAATCTCAGCGTGGCGAGTCTCTACTGCTTGCTGAGTTGCTGGACTAATGATACGACTACGCTCTGAGTCACGAGTCTTGTCTTCTGCAGCCCATTGACCACGGAAGATACGCTCATATTCCTTCCAGTCTTCTAGGTAGTTGGTATCACGATGGTCACGCCACCTGTCCGTATGGGAAACTACAAATTGAGTAAGTTCATTATCGGACTCTGTTGGAGTGTCCCATTGCACAGTTGTAATCTTTTCAGCCATATTTACCCTTTGTTATAACTTCTTAAATAACTAATACAAGCCATTAAAATATCTTCTCGTTCTCTTGCAGCACCTAAAGTAACATTACAAGGATGACATAATAATCCACGAACTTCGCCTGTTGTATGGTTGTGGTCAACTACTAATTTTGTCATTCTATCATTACTTATGTTTTCAGCACCACAAATAGCACAGCAATAATTCTGGCTTTCTAGTTTATTATTGTATTCATTTAAAGAGATGCCATATCTGTTTTGATAGTGATACTCTCTAACTTCATCTTGATTATCAATTCTATACTTTTTATCACATTCTTTGCATTGACTTCGTTTTCCATCTTTTGATTTAGAACGAGATGCAAAGTCTTTTAAGTTTTTAGTTGTTTTACACTTAGAACAAGTCTTCATCAATATCCTGATACAACATCTAAGGCTTCCCAGTCATCTTCGTCATCGTCTGCGAAGTAACTCGTCACCGCTAATTGGTCAATATAGCTCAAAGCATCAGGTAAGTCATCGTGTACCTGTGCAGTAGGGAACATGAGTAGCTGGTCCACAAACTCGTCAAAGTCTTCTTCAGCATTCAGAATAACTCTACCATGCTCAAAACGACCCTGCAAAGCCCAGACAACTCTGTCTACCTTCTTCTTGTTACCGTGCGTCAAATCTGCAATGTGTGCGTAGCAGTTGTTCTTCCGCATCAAGTCACTTAAGTACGGCAACACAGCGTTCTTCAGTGCTCCTCGTTCAATACCGACTGCCAGTGGCTCATACTCACGAATGTTCTTTAAGATGTTCACAGCGGTGGTTTGAATGTCCCAACGACCTGCTTCAATCTTATCCACATACCATGTACCCTCTTCAGTGACTTTAACCACAGCAATCGCTGATTGGTCTAGTCTCTTCTTACTGTTACCAGCATTCTTAGAGACTTCTTCAAAACCAGCTAAGTCCACTGCAATGTACCATGAACCGTGAGGAGGTTCTTCTCCAAACTTAATCCACTCTTCTTTGAACAACCCTGCACCAGCGTTGTTGAAGGAAGACATATATTCCTGGTTGAACGCAAAGCTGGACAGAGTCCTCTTCGCTGCTTCAATCTCTTTCTTGTCTATCGTCTCATTGTCAGCCGTGGTAAAGTGCCAAGACTTCCAATCTTCATCTTCTCCGCTTTGTCCTAACTGAAACCACTCATAGAAGTGATTACGCCCTGACGGAGTAGAAATGAACATGGCTCTACCCTTCTTGTCAGACAAAGCAGCACGAAGTACCTTCTCCCAAATCTCTGGCTTAATAAACGCTACTTCGTCCATCACTAGGTATGTCAAGGACACACCACGCAGAGAGTCTTGGTTATCAGCACCACGAACCAATATCTTACGACCATTAACAAGAGTAATCTCTAAATTGTTAATGTGTGCAGACTTGATAATAGGACGACCTAAATCCATCAACAAGTCCCACATAATCGTTCTTGCTTGTCCGAGTGTTGGTGCAACATACATCACACTTGAACCCTCTGGACAGTTCAAACCCTCAATCAACAAAGTTACTGCAGAC